TTGCTCGGGGCGGTACAGGCGCTACGACCCTCACGGCTAATAACGTCTTGTTGGGTAATGGAACTTCTGCGCCACAGGTTGTCGCCCCCGGAACCACAGGTAATGTCCTGACTTCTAATGGCACGACATGGACGAGTGCAGCTCCAGCACCAAGCGCAGGCACACTTCAAGCCGTCGCAACAGGGTCGTTAAGCAATGGTTCAACGGTTGTTATCAATGCCGACGGGACGGTGAGTGTTGTTCAGGGATCGACAGCGGTTGTTTTTGAAAGTGCAACTACAAGCAATACTTCAGCAACATTTGACTCTACAAACAACAAAGTAGTGATTGCTTATACCGACAGTGGAAACTCTGGTTACGGCACTGCGGTCGTAGGCACTGTTTCAGGAAACTCCATTTCGTTTGGTACACCGGTTGTTTTTGAATCCGCCAATAGTCCGGGAGTATCGTGCGCATATGATGCAACAAATCAAAAAGTAGTTATTTCTTATTCCGACGTTGGAAACTCTAGTTACGGCACAGCAATAGTTGGCACTGTTTCGGGAACTTCCATTTCGTTTGGTACTGCTGCAGTATTTTATAGTGATACAGTTACTTCCACTAGAGCGGTTTATAATGTAACAGGCAGTAAAGTTGTTGTTGCTTATTTAGGCGCCGCAATAGTTAATGACAACCCTACTACCACTGGGCGAGCGATAGTAGGTACTGTTAGCGGCACAAGTATTAGTTTTGGTTCAAACGTTGCATTTAACAATAATCCTACATCAAACATAGCCGCAACATATGACTCAACAAATAACCGAGTTGTCGTTGGGTACACAGATATAAGCAACACTAGCAATGGCACTGCCAGAGTAGGCACAGTTTCAGGCACTTCCATTTCATTCGGAACTGCGGTTGTTTTTGAATCGGCAAGTACAAGTGATATATCAGGTACTTTTGATTCTTCAAATAATAAAGTAGTTATTTCTTATACCGACAGTGGAAACTCTGGCTACGGTACGGCCATTGTAGGTACAGTGTCAGGGACGTCGATTAGTTTTGGAACAGCCGTTGTTTTTGAAAGTGCGTCTTCATCGAACACATCAGCAACATTTGATTCTACAAACAATAAAGTAGTGATTGCTTATACCGACGGTGGAAACTCTAGCTATGGCACAGCAATTGTAGGCACTGTTTCGGGAACAAGTATTTCATTCGGAACTGCGTTTCTTTTTTCAGGAGCCAGTACTAATTTTATTGGATCAACTTATGATACCGCAAATCAAAGAGTTGTAGTGTCGTATAGAAATACGGGAAACTCTAGTTTTGGCACAGCAATAGCTTTTAGCTCTACCATAGGTGTTACCAATCTTACTGCCGAAAACTACATCGGCATTTCTAACGCTGCATATACAAACGGACAAACTGCAACGATTCAAATCGTTGGTTCTGTAGACGATGCTCAGTCAGGATTAACTGCGGGTCAATCATATTATGTAACAACTACTGGTTTGCTTTCTTTAACAGCCGGAGTTCCATCCGTATTTGCTGGCACAGCAGTCAGCGCAACTAAACTTATTGTGAAGGGATAAGCATGAAAACAATCGTTCGCAAAGGCACAAACGTCTCGCTCTATTTGTTTGATGATTCCGTATACGTTGACATCGCTGCTGACAAAACAACCATCGGCGATCCAGCCACTCTGTACGTGGATGATTGCAACACATCGAACGCCACCCTGTTTGAAGGCGTAACCACACCAGAAGAGTGGACAGGCTGGAAGTATCTCTATACAACGGAAGGCGGTTGGGAGTTGAATCCTAACTGGACTCCACTCGTTTAAACTAAGGAATAATTATGCCTACTCAGTACACTTCTCTTTTAGGTTTTGCTTTACCCGCTACCGGAGAGCTCGATGGTACGTGGGGGGATGTTGTAAACGATAATATTACCGAGCTCGTCGAAGATGCTATTGCAAGCACAGCTACAGCTTCAGTTACTTCCGGCAACTGGACTCTGACCACAACCGGGTCTGGTGCGGCTAACGAGGCGCGCTCAGCCATTCTTATCCCTACCGGTACTCCCGGCACCACACGCAACATAGTTGCTCCTTCGTCGAGCAAGGCATACATCATAAATAACCAGTCAAATGGCGCTGTAGTTGTTAAAGGTTCTGCTACGACGGGTGCTACGGTTGCTGCTGGTACAACGGCTTTGGTTGCGTGGAACGGATCGGACTTTGTTTTGGTAGCCCAGAACATGGGCAATGCGAGCGGTGTGCTAGCGGTAGTTAACGGGGGCACTGGTGCGGCTACCCTTACAGGTGTTTTAAAAGGCAACGGCACCAGCGCTGTTACTGCTAGCAACGTAAACCTGACCTCGGAAGTGACTGGGACTTTGCCGGTGGCTAATGGTGGTTCAGGAGCAGCGACTCTTACTGGGGTTTTAAAAGGTAACGGTACAAGCGCTTTTTCGGCTGCTACTGCAGGTACAGATTTCGTTGCACCCGGCACAGCCACAACATTCACCGCACTACAGACGTTTAATGGTTCGTCTAGCGTAGCAGCTATGAAGTTGTTGAATGCCAAAGAAGGTGTTACGGTTTCGGCTACTGCGGCAACTGGCACGATTAACTACGATGTGACTACCAGCTCAATTGTGTACTACACAACGAATTCAAGCGGTAACTGGACTATTAATTTTAGGGGTTCTTCCGGAACTTCGCTGAATAGCTTAATGAGTATCGGTGAGTCAATTAGCGTCGTGTTTATGTCTACGCAAGGCGGGGTTGATTATTACAATAACTCAGTCGCCGTCGATGGCACTACTTCAGGGGTTACGACCAAGTGGCAAGGCGGCGTTACGCCAACAAACGGCAACACAGATGGTGTAGATGTGTATGGGTATTTGATTATTAAAACTGCTAACGCTACCTTTTCGGTGTTTGCTTCACTGACAGAGTTTTAAGCTAAGGGGTAGAAAAATGACGGTTTTGTCTACAACAGGCGCTGCTTCTTTAAAACGCTCTGGCTTTATGACGTCTGGGAACGTCTTATACAACTATTACCATATTGACTTAACGGGAAAAATTTACGGCTCTAGTACTATGGGCGGTGTAAAAAAACTCCTTAAGTACGACAATGCTGCTACTGGCTACAACGTATAAACTTTATTTTTGCCAAAGATTTGCTTATTGCGGGGCCTTACTTCGGCTCGTACACTGGCGGAAAAAGTTGGTACAACTGGGCGATACCGTCTATTTACGGGTCTTCGTCTAATCGAGGTGGGCTAAACGGTATCGGTGCTTTTCGGTCAATAGATGGGACTGCGGCGATGGGGTATGTTAATTGGCTTGGCGATGAAGAAGCTGATACTGGAGTGTCAATAATACGAGCCGACGGAACTGTAACTAACTATAATTCGCGTGATTCCACCGGATTTTATGTTTTTGGGGGTATCGTTTATTCTCCCGCACTAGATGCGTTTTTTTGGTACGCCCAAGATATGGCTAATACAATCCGTGTCTACGAAGGGGCCAGTCCGGGTACTCAAATAGGGACTGGAGCTATCGGCGCTTTTACCGTGTATGGCATGTCCGTGAGTTCGGACGGATACCCGCTTATTGTAGTTCAAAGTGGTTTTCCAGCCGTATACACACTAAGAAAAATAACTAGTACGGGCTTGGCCTATACAGACTTAGGCACTGTGACAGATAGCCAACGTACTCAATCTACGACGTTTGTTTGGGATGAGCCAAGAAGCCGTTACTGTAAAGCTTCTTATGTAGGATCTTCGGGGTCAGGGACGTTGTACTTTGGCTTTTCCAGTGATGGGTTAACTTGGACTACTTCGACTATAGGCACCATAAGTAGCGGCGAAAGTTTTTTGCTTGTATATGGGTTGACTTTGTTTTTGGACGGCTCTGATATATACGTGCAGGGTAAAATGTCTAGTAATGAAGGGATTTCTACTTTTCAGCGCGTTAGTACCGATGGGGGTTCAAGCTGGGCTGTAGGCGGAGCAAATACCTACGCGCTATCTACAAGACGCATAGTGACATGACCGAACAAGACCGCTGGAAGAACCGCAGGCATATGGCGTGGGTCTGTATGATCGCAGGCATTGGCTACCCACTGCTGGTTCTTGGTACGAGTTCTCGTGAGCTTGGTGAGATTGCGATTCCGTTTTATATGTTTGTCTCGGCTGTAGTGGGTGCGTACATTGGTTTTGCGGCGTGGGATGACAAGAATGTGATGAACAGAAAGCGTGGCTACGACCAATACGATGATCCCATGAGCCGCAGTGGGCGTGATTACCGTAACAACATAGACTACACAAATGCTAGATTTTAAGATGACCGTGATCGCTGCCGCTGCCGCCCTTGTGATTGGTGCATTGGGTGGATGGACAGCGAACGGATGGCGCTTAAACGGCAAGATTGACCAGATGATTGCACGACACAGCTTAGACCTGTCCAAGGCAACCGAAGCCGCCTTAGCTGAGACGGTCAGACTCCAAAAGGTAAAAGATGATGCTCTCGAAGAAGCCAACAAGATCGCACAGAAAAACGCTAATGCTGCTGCCTCTGCTCGCTCTGAGCTTAGTCGGGTGCGCAAGCAACTTGCCAATAGCGTCACCATCGGCAGCTCTACCTGCGCCTCCACCCGTAGTTATGCCGACACTCTCTCTGTCGTATTCGGAGAGTGTGCAACTCGACTTACAGAGGTGGCAAAAGATGCTGACGGACACGCCGCTGATTCCCGAACCTTCCAACGTGCTTGGCCTAGGAAATAAATAATGTTGGTAACCATCCCCATGCTGCACTGCATCACAACCCCTGAGCTTGCCGACAGGTGGGTGGTGGCTCTTAACGAGACTTGTGAAGAGTTTGCGATTGACACGCCGTTTAGGATTGCGGGGTTCTTGAGTAACGTAGCACACGAGAGCGCAGGCTTTAAGTTTGTCAAAGAGAACCTGAACTACTCCGCTGCGAGCCTGATGCGTGTCTGGCCTAGTCGGTTTCCTAATGTGGAGGTGGCACAGAGATACGCCATGCAGCCAGAGAAGATAGCAAACAGGGCTTACGCCGACAGGATGGGCAATGGGGATGAAGCTAGTGGTGACGGAGCTAAGTTTTTGGGCAGGGGTCTGATCCAGCTTACCGGAAAAAATAACTATGTAGCGTATTCCTTAGCCTGTAATAATGAAGCCCTGCAACACCCCGAGATTGTGGAACAGCCCAAATACGCAGCAGAGAGTGCTGGTTGGTTCTGGAATGTGAACAGGCTTAACACGCTTGCAGATGCGCAGGACGTAGGTGGAATGTGCCGTCGCATTAACGGCGGATACAACGGGCTAGATGATCGTCAGATGAAATATGCACGGCTCATGGACTACTTCAGTCAAGCAAGCTAAAATCGGACGAAAATAGGGTACACGTATGCCGCTTATCAAACTTACACTAAAACCCGGCGTTAACAGAGAAAACACTCGTTACACAAACGAAGGTGGCTATTACGAATCGGACAAAATTCGGTTTCGCCAAGGTACGCCTGAAACAATCGGCGGCTGGACGCAAATATCCAATAACCGCTTTCTTGGCGTGTGCCGTTCACTGTGGGGCTGGATAACTCTTGTCGGCGCTAAGCTGCTGGGTGTTGGTACGCATCTAAAATACTACATTGAACTTGGCGGGCAGTATTACGACATCACGCCCATTAGAGAGACAACAGTAGCTGGGGCCATAACTTTTGCAGCGACAAATGGTTCAGCGGTTATTACTGCTACAGACACGGCTAACGGCGTTGTAGTCGGTGACTTCGTTACTTTTAGTGGTGCAGCTAGTCTTGGCGGTAATATTACCGCTACTGTCTTGAATAAAGAATACCAAGTTGCCTCTGTTATTAACGATAATAGCTACACGTTTGTAGCTACAGCGACGGCAAACGCTTCGGACGTTGGTGATGGTGGTGCCTCAGTTGTTGGCGCTTATCAAGTAAACGTAGGGCCTGAAATCCAAGTTCCTCTCGTTGGTTGGGGCGCTAGCTCTTGGGGTGCGGGCACATGGGGTATTGGTACTCCTGCCTCCGTTGCGCTTCGGCTTTGGACTGAAAGTAACTACGGAGAGGACTTAGTTTTTGGCCCTCGCGGTGTGGGTATTTACTATTGGGATGCTAGCAGTGGGGTGGGTCAGCGAGGTGTTGCTTTAAGCACTTTAGCGGGTGCTTCCGACGTACCTGTCCTTCAAAATCTTATTTTTGTTTCTGACGTGTCGCGTTTTATTATTACGATGGGGTGTAATGATATTGGCGCTGCCACGCTTGATCCGCTATTAATACGTTGGTCAGCTCAGGAAGATGCTGCTGACTGGACTCCGTCACCTACTAATCAAGCTGGTAGCCTGCGCCTCTCGCAGGGGTCGGAAATTATTGCAGCGGTTCAATCACGCCAAGAGATTGTAGTATTTACTGATGTTGCTGTTTATAGCTTTCAGTATTTAGGCCCGCCGCTTGTGTGGGGAGCTCAGCTTCTAGCTGAGGGTATGTCTATCATGGGGCCAAACGCGGTAGGTATGGCTGCTGGCGTTACGTATTGGATGGGGCTAGATAAGTTTTATATTTATGACGGTAACGTAAAAACCTTGTCTTGTGATCTACGCCAGTATGTGTTTTCCGACATAAACTTGTTTCAGCGTTTTCAAATATTTGCGGCGGTTAACGAAGGATTCAACGAGGTATGGTGGTTTTATTGTTCCGCCAACAGTACGCGCATTGACAAGTACGTTGTGTACAACTACGTAGAGAGTATTTGGTACTACGGAACTATGGCGCGCACGGCTTGGGTTGATGCCGATATACGTACTAACCCTACCGCTGCCACATATACGTATAACTTAGTGGTACATGAGAGCGGTGTAGATGACAACGAGACCGGTACGGCTCAACCGATTAGTGCATATGTTGAAACATCAGAATTTGATGTCGGTGATGGAAACGACTTCTTGTTTATCCGCCGCGTTTTGCCGGACATTACGTTTCGCGGGTCTACAAACGGCACGACACCTCAAGCTACACTAACGCTTAAGCCAATGAGAAACTCCGGCTCTGGATATAACAATCCTCTGTCAGAAGGTGGTAGCAGTTCCGCAGGTATAGTGCGAATTGCGCAAGCGCCGATTGAGGAGTTTACGGGTCAAGTGTTCATTCGAGTTCGTGGGCGTCAGTTTGTGATGCGTTTGGAGTCTGACAAACTTGGTACGGCGTGGCAAATGGGCTCTATGCGAGTTGATGCTAAAGTAGACGGGGAACGCGGATGACGATAATTAATTCTTCCGTAGCTCCAGCCCTTCCGCTTGCTGGGTCAGGGTATACTAGTAGTTACCAAGATCGTTACTCGAATATACTTCGTCTTTACTTTAATCAGCTAGACAATATTACTTCGGCGTTGCTAGGCCCTTTGGGTATGGGGTATCTAAACGCTCCGTATATTGCTGCCAGCGATTCAACCGACCAGTACGCTGACGCTGATAATGACCCAACAATAGTTAAATGGGACTCAGCAGACGAAATTAACGGGTTTACCCTTAACGTAAACAACACCGCCACTGTAAGTATTTCGGGTGTGTACAAAATTGATTTTAGTATTCAACTGGCTAACACGGATAATGCACAGCACGATGCCTTTGTTTGGCTGCAAGAAAATGGTACCGTTATACCTAATTCGTCTAGCCGGTTTACAATACCTGCCCGAAAAAGCGCTGGAGTACCGTCGTACGTAGTTGCGTACTCCTCTATTGTTTTTGTAGCTACACCGGATGATGAAATTGGTCTTTGGTGGGCGACTGAAAAGGCGTACAACCCGACTGGGCCAGTGGACGGCGTGTATATAGAGCATCTCCCCGCCCAGACTAGCCCTTACGTTAGACCCGCAAACCCTTCCGCTGTAGGTAGCATAACCTTTGTATCTAGGCTACCCGCATGATAATATTAACTAAATTGACCTGTCAGGTGAAAATATGATACCTATCGTAGCTGGATTAGCGCTTGGCGCTTTAATGGGTGGTGGTATCGCTGCCTTGCAGAAGAAAGATATTCTTCAAGGTGCCCTGATGGGTGGTGTCGGTGGCGCTCTCGGCGGAGCGTTTATGCCCGCTGCTGGTGGTCTGATGGGTGGAGAAGCTGCCGCAGGACTTGGTTCTATTGCTCAAACTGAAGCTGCTGGTGCTGCGTTAAGTTCGGCGGCAAATCCCGCAACACTAGGTACAGAATTTGGAGTTCAGGGTGCTATGACTAGTGCAGCACCTGCAGCAACTTCTCCCGGATTGTTTAGTGGCGGTATTGGCAACTTCCTGTCGCAAAACAAATACGCCCTAGCCGGTGGTGCGCTTGGCGGTATGATGGCTCCGGGGAAAAAACCTGAGAAACGAAGTGCTGGCAATATTTATGAATACGATTATTCCCAAGAACTAAATCCCAATTTTGGTAACCCCGGTGAAAGGTTTTTTTCATCTCAAAAATTTACTCCAGTTAGTGTAACGCCAGTGGAAGATTACAAGCCGTCCCTGTCAAATATGGCTGATGGCGGGATTGTTGCCTTTGCGGATGGTGGCGCACCGGATAAAGATGGTACGCCATTCATGCCAATTATACTGCCGCCATTTGAACCAGCACAGGGCATAGAAATGCAACGTTATTCACAGCCCTCACGCGGTTTAGCACCTGCTGTTGCCGCATACAATGCGCAGCTTATGGAACGTGCGAACCAACAATACAACATCAACCCGCGTCCCGGCCCAAATCAGGTTCCGGGTTCTTTAGGTTATGTACCACCTCCACCAAGAGTTAAAAAAGAACCTACCGAATATACCGACCTCATTAATACAAAAAAAGACGATGATATAAACGAAGTCCCACAAATTGACTACTTTAACCATTCTGCTGGTGATGGTGCTGCAAACGGTGGGTTAATGAGTTCTTACTCGGGCGGTGGGCTATCCTCACTTGGTAACTATTCAGATGGTGGTCAGTTGCTTCGCGGCCCCGGTGATGGTGTAAGTGATTCAATCCCTGCTCGTATTGGTAGTCGTCAACCTGCTCGTCTTGCTGATGGTGAGTTTGTAGTACCCGCACGAATTGTTTCTGAGTTAGGCAATGGCTCGACTGATGCAGGTGCAAAGCGCTTGTACGCTATGATGGAGCGTGTGCAGAACAACCGCAAAAAGACTGTTGGTAAAGGTAAAGTTGCGGTAGATTCTAAAGCGCGTAAGCTTCTGCCAGCATGAAGATACAGCACGTCCCAACACATTTTGTTAATCAGACTTGGTCGCTGGTCGAAGGATTTATAAGTTCAGCCATTGAAAGTCAACCGGGTGAAAAAGACTACACGCTAGAAGAAGTTAGAGTGTACTTAACTTTGGGTACTTGGGTTTTATTAGTTGCCGTTGATAAAGACGTTGTTGTAGGTGCGGCAGTTGTAAATTTATTTAACAGACCCAGCAATCGTGTTGCTTTTGTAACGCATATTGGTGGCAGGTTGGTGGCAAACCGAGATACATTTGACCAGTTATGTACGTTACTAAAGTCATTTGGTGCCACAAGAATAGAGGGTGCTGTAGACGAAGCGGTTGCAAGACTTTGGCGCAAATTCGGTTTTGAAGAAAAATACACTGTTGCAGGGGTAACACTAAAATGAATTACAGACACTCAATGAATTTGCTTGGAATCCCTACTGGCGATATTCGGGCATTTAAGCGTGAAGGCGGAAAGATAAAAGCGTTTAAGGACGGAGGTAGTGCCCCGGGCGATCAAAACGTAACCACTACGTCGATCCCTGAATACGCACGGCCTTATGTTGAGAAAACGCTTGGTAGGGCATACGACCTCTCCGACATAGATAAAAATCCGTATCAACCTTACGACAGACAACGCACCGCAGCATTTACCCCTTTGCAAGCGCAAGCCATGCAGAATGTGTCGGGTATGCAAACTGCTGGACAAATTACTGACGCCTCTAACCTAGCGTACACAGCAGGACAACAAGGGCTAGGCGCTCAACAGATAGCTGCACAACTTCAAAACAAAGCGTTGGGCTACGGTGAAATGGGTGCTGGTTTTGGCACACAAGCTGCTAATTTAGCTCCTACTGCATTACAGTATGGTGCGTCAGGTGCTGGTTATGGTGTGCAGGGTATGGGTATAGGGCAACGTGGTGTCAGTGCTGCGGAACAAGGGTTTGGTGCAGGGCAGGCTTACGCTCAACAAGCCACTTCTCCAGAAGCGCAACGCGCTTACATGTCGCCTTACATGCAGAATGTGGTAGACGTACAGCAAAAAGAAGCTGTTAGGCAGGCGGATATACAGAGACAGATTAATCAAGCGCAAGCAGCTAAACAAGGTGCATTTGGTGGATCTCGTAGCGCTATTGTTGAATCAGAAGGGCAACGTAATCTTCAAGACCGACTGGCTCAAATTCAAGCTACAGGATCGCAAACGGCTTTTGATAAGGCGCAACAAGCACAGCAATTTGGTGCAGGATTAGGCATTCAAGGTCTTCAGGCAGGCTATCAAGGTTTACAAACTGGTATTCAAGGCACTGGGCAAGCTATCCAAGGTGCTCAAGCAGGTCTTCAGGGTGTGGGGCAAGCTGGTCAAATGTATGACGTCGGGATTAGAGGCGCTCAATCTGGACTTCAGGGTGTGCAGGCAGCTACAGGTGCGGGTCAGTATGGTCTTGCAGGTGCCAGTTTAGCAAACCAATCAGCGGGTACTCTTGGGCAGCTGGGTCAGACGCAGTTCGGGCAAGAGGCCGCGATTACAGATGCTCAAATGCGCGCAGGGCAGTTGCAGCAACAACAAGAGCAACGAGGCATGGACATTGAGTATCAACAATACTTAGATGAACTTAACCACCCATACAAACAGGTCGGTTTTATGAGTGACCTTTTACGTGGATTGCCCCTATCTCAAGGGACAAGCACTATGTATAACGCTACACCCCCGGTAGCTCAGCAGTTTATGGGGTTGGGTTTAGGTGCAGCCGGTTTACAAAAAGCTTTTAGCTAGGAGCAATAGATGAATTCAATGCAGATGCCACAACAAGCTCCAGCCCAAAAAATGGGTCTTGGAGCTATGATCCAAGCTAAAGGCGTGAAAGGTGCCGGCGCGTCAAAACAAAATATGGCGCAGATGATGGCTTCCGCTGAGAAGATGTCTGATGCTGAACTTGCTGATGTGCTAGCGGGTAAGAGTGTACAAGTCGATCAGTTTGCCGCCATGCTTGCGGCTATGGGCCGTGAAAGTCTACGTAAAGCTGTTGCTGGTGCGCAAGCTGGGCAGGCTAAAAAGCCAAGCCAAAGAGAGCAGATGTTAGCAAGGATGGCACCTCAGCCGCAAGCACCTGCTGGTCTCGACGCCCTGCCTGCGGAAAACATGGATCAGATGGGTCAGGGCATGGCAGAAGGTGGCATCATTGGGTTTTCAAAGGGAGACCCTGAAGGAGTAAAAGACCCAGACAAACAGACTCCGTCCGAACGCGCTATGGCTGAGTACATTCGTAAGATACAGGGCAGTTCTTTGTTTAATAGTCAGGTTTCCCCACAAACTCCTGCGCCTATAGTTGACCCTAGCACAGTGGTAAATTCTGGTAGCTCCGCGTTTATGCAAGACTCGCAACGTACTTTGGCAAACCGTCAATTAGAAATTGAACGCCAGAAACTAATTGCTAAGTTTGGATTGAAGACAGGCCCTGTCGGGTACTTTACGTCTTCCCCACAGGAACGTAGCGAAGCGCAATCTATTATTGAGTTTCTTCGCACAGCTACCCCGCAACAGCTAACCGAGTTTGCAAAAACAAATGCTCTGCCAGCCGAAACCAGAGGGGGCACAGAAGATCCGGCAGGTGCAGTTGTTTCCACCGCAGCTACAACAGGTACACCTCCAGCACGTACACCTCCAGCAGGTAATCAGCCCCTCGGCGGTGCTCCTAGAGGTACTGCTCCCGGTATTGCACCACCTGCTGTAGCAGCTCCTGAACAACGTAAAAGCTTTTTAGACGGGCTTGACGAAGGTGCTGATGATAATGCCAAGCGTATAGCCGAAGGCAAAAAGCAGGCACAGGGCGAGTTTTTGCTTAACCTCGGGGCTTCTCTTTTAAGCACGCCTAACTTGGGGCGGGCTTTAAGCAAAGGTATTGAAAGGGGGTTACCCGGTCTGGCAGCGAACCGTAAAGAAGCTAACGCCCTCGTTAAAGAGCAGCGAGATTATCGTCTCAACATGGCAAGAGCTAAAGAAGCCGCTGCTCAGGGTAACGACGAACTGGCATTTAAATACGCCAAGCTTGCTGAAGACAGTAAGTATCAGGTTGGTATGGTTGCAGCAGCTAATATGCGTGCTAGTGGCGCGGGTGGTGCGAGTGACACTCGTTTAGCAACGGCAGCTATGAATAAAGCGCAGGATCAACTTAAACTAGCTATGGGCGACCCGCGCCAGCGCCGGAGTCTTGGTACGCCTGAAGCACAACAAGCCTTCTTAAACAACGCGTTTCAATCAAACCTTAGCATCTTAAGCGGACAAGGGCCTGTTACACCAAGCATCCCAACCTACGGAGCACCACCACAAGGCGCTGTTACCCGCGAATAAAAGTTGCTACAATAATTCTCAGGCGCACAAGCCCCGCACATCAGTACCGCCAGCGGATAACCTTACTGTGAAGAAAGCTCATGGCCTATATCCGCCTACCCGATAACAGTTACTTTAAAGTGCCTGAGAACTCATCGCCAGAAGCGGCGATGCAGATGGCGCAACAGAAGTACCCTAAAGCCTTCATGTCTGAAAAAGAACTTGAAGATAAGCAGGGATTCGGAGCGGCGGTAAGCGAAGCGTTTCGTGGGGCTAAAGCAGCAGGTTATGAGGGTGCGGGCAAGCTGTTTGGTAGCGAGACGCTAAAGAGAGCGTCTGAAGAAGAGTACCGCAAACTACGGGAAGAACCCGGGTTTATACCAACAACAGCCGAAGACCGCGAAGCAGCGTTTAAAAAAGGCATGTTTTCGGGTATCGGTGCGCTAGGGCGTGAGTACATTTCTGAGCCTGTTGGCGGTATTGTTGGTAGATACGGCGCTCCTATCGCTGCTGGTGCTTTAGCTACAGCCGCTGCTCCTGTTACTGGTGTCGGCGCTTTAGGTGCTGCTGTTATTGGTGGTGGTGTAACAGCCGCAGCCGACTACTTACCGCAAGTTGGTGAGAACTTACAACGCCAACGTGAGACGGGTAAACCCGAGAACCTTACTGACGCGTCTCTTGCTGCCATCCCACAAGCCGCCTTGTCTGGCTTAAACCTTCGTCTGGGTATGTTGCCAAAAGGCGTTCAGAACATATTCAAGGCAGACGCTGCCGCACTGCAAAAACAAGTCGTAGCTGGCGCAATCAAGCCCGAAGCCGCTGTAGCGCAACTGTCCGGCACACTTAAAAACATCTTACTGAGCACAGGTAGTGCGGCTGTTGTCGGTACTGGGACGATGGTTGGCGAAGAGGCATTACGTCGCGCGCAAGCGGGGCAGTCAGTTGCTGATGCCGAAGCGTTTGGTGATTACGGCACCATGGCTAAAGATGCGGCGTTGCTCGCTCCCTTGTTCGGTGTACCCCGTGGAGCCTTTAAGCGTGGTGCTGAGAAGAGAGGTATTGAAGCTGCCGGTAAACAACGCGCTGAGGTAGAAGGTCTTGAACTCCGCGCCAAGGAAGATGCCGAAGCCGCACTGCTTGCCGATGATGCCTTCCGTGCTGCGCAAGCTAAAACTATTGGGCCGAAGGAAGATGCAGCCGCCGGCGTTCAAGGACGTACTGGCGACCTGTTCGCTGAACCAATCCGTACAGAAGGCCCTGCCAAGGGTAAAGAAGCTTTTGGCAAGATGGAGGGCGATGTCTCTCTGTTCCGCCCATCTGACGAAGCTCAACTTAAAGCACAACTTAACGCAGGGCGTATCTACGACCAGCGTACGGTCGGAGAAAAAGAAGGTACGTTTCTTGAGGCACAGTTAGCAGAAAACCGGCGTCAGCAAGCCAATGCATTGACGGAAACAGCGGACTCAGGGTTTACTCCGTTTGAAACAAGTCGTGGGGGCAAGGCGCTAGAGATTACCGATTTTGACGGAAAAAAAGTTCAGATGACTGACCCCGGCGCGTTAAGGGGTCAGGGAGTGCTGCTTGAAAGGCAAATTGCGGATGCACAAAAAACAACTCCATTTGAAGCTAAACGCCAGCGTGATTTGTTGGCAAAGCAAGTTGAAGAGATAGAAGCGCGTGTAGCTAAAGCCGCCGCCGAAGGAGATGTTGACACCGTATCAGCGCTCTCCGCGCAAGTACAGCCATTCCGTGACGCCCTTAAAAAAGCAGAAGCCGAGGTTAAAGCTGTCGGACCGATCGAGCTCTTCCCTGCACAACAGCTTGAGAAGATGCAAGCGGATCTGGCTAAAGGGTTAAAAGAACTCCAGAAAGCGGGTGACTTAGGCGACTTCGATACGATTAACAAGCTGTCTCCCAAACTTAAAGACCTTCAGACTAAGATTGCCGAAGCCGGTAAACCCGGACCAGACTTGTATGCTGTTGCAAAAGACCAGCGCATTGGCGAAGAAATTGGCAAGTACGAGGCGGAGGTATCCGCACGAGGTGAAGACGCACAGCGTACCGACGCCCAACAAAAGCAAGCCAAAGCAAAAGCTGACTATGAAGCAAAACAGAAAGAGTTAGAAGAAGCATTTGCTAACGGTGCGGAAGGGCCAATTATTAATCGCTTGGTTGCTGAAGTCGAAGCTTCTAGAAAAGGGATGGTTTCAAACCTTGCCGACCCTGCTGACGTAAACGCGTTAGAGACCCGCGCTCAAAATCTTGCAGATTTGCGTTCTAAAATTAAAGAAGAAGAGTACGGCTACACCGCTACAGAAACAGGGCTCCGCCAAGCTGTTGAAGCGCGCGATCAACTTAATGCTGAAAAACAACCGTTATTAAAACAAAGAGACGTTCTTTCCAAAAGAATCAACGAGCTTGGAACCAAAAAAGCAGCTGCGCAAGAAGTTAAAGCGTTAACCGCTCAATTAGCTGAGGTAACAAACAAGCTTCGCGCGTATGCAGCGCAAACTGGAGTCGCATCCCGTAAAGTTAAAGACATTGAAAACAAATTAACGCAAGCGCAAGAAAATGTTTGGTCTTTAAAAAATCAATTGGCTTCAGAGGTCTCGGACGCTGCTGGCTCTCGTCCAGAAGTCCGCCGCGATAAAGCACTAGAAGAGCAGAAAGAAGCGTTGGGCGATCTTTACACGGAGCTACAAGACTACGCATCTTCTGGAAAAGTACTAGGACTAGCGCCTCAACGGGCACGTACAGAAGCGTTTAATGCTATCGGTAGGTATGTTGCAGCGAGCATTCGAGAGGTTAATGCTGTCCGTGACGCAAATAGACAAAAACAACTTACCAAAACAGAAGCCACAAGGCTGGCGGTAGACTTGCGTTCATGGGCTGAGCGCTCTATTAACAGTAAAACTCCCAACGTCCTTAAGATTGGTAAGGGCGGCGTAAGCCCCATGGAGAAACAACTTGCTCAGTTAAAAAGCAAGTACCTAAAAGGCGAGAGCAAACTACAGCGCGGGCCAGACGGTTTGCGCCAAGGGTTTGAAAAAGTTGCCGACGAAGATGGCGGCGCGGCAATTCCAAGTGCACGGATGCTTCGCGCAGAAAAAGCATTACAAGTTCTTGAAGCGCAAGACAAACCAAAAAGCCGTAGTATTGCCCGTCTTAAAAAGGTCATCGCTGAAGAACAAACTGGAGGTGCGCGTGAACGGTTGCGTGGGCTTGAAGAAAAAATTCAAGCATTAGAAGGGCAGATAAACCCAGACAAAAACATCATCGCGCAGCTTAAGCAAGCTGCTGCTAAAGAACGAGTACTTGCCGATAAAGAACGTGTAGCAAGCGAAACTCGTGAACGCCGAGGCTCGAAGTCTGTTGATGAAAGCGTATCTACTATACGCACCGAGCGCGAGACGCAACAAGCCGAACGCCAAAAAGAAGACCAAGCATCACGCGAAGCAAAACAACCGCAAGATCAACTTGACTTGTTTAAGCCCGGAAGCCTCGAACCGACTGCTACTAAACGATCAACACCTGCTAATTTTATGCGCTTGTTGCGTTCGTTTAACGTCTACGCGAAGCAAGACAGGTTGGCAGAGCGTAAGAAGAAAGCGGCTGCTAAAAATAAAGCACCTATAGTTGAAGAAACTAAAGAGCGCGCGCGTGTAGAAGCACCGCGTGACTTTGCACAAGAAATTGAGGCGCAAAAACGTGCTGTTCTAGAAACGCAAAACATACATGAAGAATTTAAAAACCTTACTCAGGCGTTTAAAAACTTAAAAGCGGAGGCTGCTAAATACGAAAGTTTAGCCGCACTTAGACAGCAAGAGGTTGAAGCCACTCGCAACGCTACTCAGGGTCGTGTTAGCCGTACTTCTAGAGATGCGCGCGGTGCCGACGCACGAGTACGCGAAGCCAAAAAAAGACTTGGTGAAATCCGAAAAAACATAAAAGAAACAGAGAAAGTTTTAGCGGCTTTCAAATCTAAAAAACAAGAATACGCAGCCTACCGTAAACGTTACGCCAGTATCTTGGCGTCTAGTGTGGAGCGTGAGCGCGTTTTGCTCAAAGACCTTGAGTCTTTAGCCGCTAAGCAACGCCCCAATAAAACAGCTGAAGATGCGTCCCGTGCGCGTTTGGGCATTCTTGAGTCTTTAGAAAAAGAAGTCAAAGATCAACAGGCTAAAGATGCTCGTCTTACCGAACAGACACGCAGAGAGAATCTGGCAAACATTCCGGGTGTAAAACAAGAAACCGTAGCTGGCAAACGCGTTACTCAAAACACTAAAGAACTTGCAAGAGAAAAGAAATTACGTAGCCAGCTCGCGCTTGAAAAAGGCAAAGCTAACCCAGATCCTAAGCGTATTAACGAGATTCAAAACGAGTTGGCTCGAATTGAAACTACTTTTGAGCCAGAAGTCCTAACCCGCAAAACACCGATTCAACCAGAGTCTGTTGATGCTCGCGTAGAAAAACAGCGCCGCGCGCAAAAAGAAAGTGCTGAGGATTTGCTCGGCAGGAAAGAAACTAAAAATGACCCTCTCTTCCGTAGCGCGCGCGATGCAGAAAAGGCTGCCGGTAAACTTAGAAAACAACGTGACATTGTTAGGAACCAGATTGCCGCTGACAACAAAAAGTTTAATAATCTTCAGGAAAAACTTGATACAGCACAGGGCGCGCGTAGAGAACGCATCCAAACGCAAATGGATTTGCTTGAACTAGCTATTAAAGAAAAAGGTCTTGTCGCCAAAGAAGCAAAACTGACTAATCAATACAATGAAATCGCCGCAGAACGTCCGGGGTTGATGACCGAGGCTTTACGCGCCGATGCCGTTGCTGTTAAAGGAGCAGACCCTAGTAAGAAAGTAAGCGCGCCAAAGAAAAAAGTACGCACGGAAAAACTCCCCGCCGAGTTAGAGTTAGATAACCTTCTTAGAGACTTGCCGGAAGACGGATCAACGTACAGAAAAATTGACCCTCTTCGCGCGGAATATAAAGGCTCAAGCGGAACGGACTACCGCATGGAAGCTCCTGTAGCAGAGAAAAGAATTGATGCGGCGCTTGCCAAGCAAGTGTCTGACGCCATTGAGAAGAACGCTCCTAAAGACGTTAACCTAAAGTCAGTCGATACGTTTGCTGAGTTGACGATTGCAACCGTCGATGCAGCAGTCGGCAAGTTGGCCCGCTACCCTGGTATCGCTCCTGAGTGGTACATGCACTCGACAGCATGGTCGAACGCTTTCGAGCGATTGGCCTTTGCAGCAGGTGGCAACAGTGCCAACAATTTCGCAGCCGGGATGCCGATGACCTTCAAAGGTTATCCGGTCAATTTTGTGCAGAACTTGCCAAGCGGAACCGACACGACCGACCTGAGCGGCGACACGTTCGCATACTTCGGCGACCTGTCAATGGCCGCAGCGATGGGTGACTCTCGCGGCATCACAATCGCCAGCGATTCCAGCAAGTACTTTGCGGAAGATGCTTTGGCCGTTCGATGTACTGAGCGGTTCGACATTAACGTCCACGACGTTGGCACTGCATCCGTAGCTGGTGCGGTTGTCGGTCTGAAGTTCAATGCCGCCTAATCCATTTGGGTTGGCTCCCTATGGGGTGGGTGGTGTTCCTTGAGAGCCACCTGCCATTTTTTCAATCAACAATTTCGTGAGATCAAATAAATGAAACCAAACCAAAGCTCTACCTACACGCAGATGTTGGCTCCAATCACGGCAGTCACCACTGCACGCACTGCACAGCTCGACATGAGCGGTGTCGATTATGCAACCATCATCGTATCCGCTGGAATCGAACTGAACACCAACAATACCAATGTTGTTGTGACGCTCGCTCACGGTGACGATGGAACCAACTATACCACTTTATCGACAACGACGATGGACAACACAGCCGCGTCGAAACTCGAATACCACGTCTGTAACGATGGCAGCAAAAAGAAGTATCTGAAAGTCACTTTGACACCAGATACCACAACTAACGGGCCGATCCTTACAAGCGTGCTCGGTGTAACTGTTCGCGATAGCTTGTCGGCAACAGCCGGCACGCTCGCATAATTTAACCATCAAGGGAGCCAACGATGGATACAAACGTGAAAGTTTGCGGACTTAAAACTGTACCGCGATATGTCGCCAACTGGCCGACGAACATTATTAATTCGGCGTTTAATAAATGCGGGATACCGATAGTCACGAGCGGGGGAGTGTTCTACGGCCAGTGTATGCAACGAATGCTTGAAGATGCGGTTGAAGCAGGAATTGATATCGCTGTCACAGTCGATTTCGATTCCGTTTTTCGTCCAGATCAGTTACGGCAATTGATCGATGTGATTGTCAACAGCGATCATATCGACGCACTAGCGGCACTGCAGAGCAGACGAGGAGCGGCTCAACCGCTATTTAATCCGGACGGCGAATACGAGGTCGGGAAAGTTTGCGAAGTTGCATTTGAAGGCGAACCGCTGAAAGTTTCAACAGCTCACTTTGGATTGACTGCGATCAAACTTGCCAGACTCAAGGACGTTCCGAAACCGTGGTTCTTTTCTAAGCCTAACGAAAGCCTATAATTTATGAATGTAAAAGAATTTTTAATCCAGCAGGCCAAGCGTGCTGGGGTAAGTGATGATCCTGAGTTTAACTTGATGATTTCAGCTTCAGTGCTGAATGACATCCAAGTGCCTGATGCGGTCAGCAGTAAGTTTAATACTAATCTGTATGATTTTGAGCTTGCAAAGACCAGCCTAGACCTTAAAAAGCACTTCATCAGCAATTACATGATGGGCTATGATGAGGAGATTATCAAGATGGCTAAAGAGTACGGTCTGGATGGCAATGCGGTCGAAGAGCTGAGAGTAACCAAGAACAGCGGAGATAAAATCAAGCTGGCACTCAAGAAGATGAAGGAGCTGGAGGAGAAGGCCAAGAATGCCACCAACAGCAACCAGTCCGATGAGTTCTTGAAAAAGATGGCAGAGGCCCAGGCTATTCATGTCACCTCCTGCGGAGATAGTCTTGCCAATAATTACATCGCCAAAAGGTCTGACTTTTGCCCAACTGTATGAACGCTTATTGATAGGCTTCTGAAGCTCTCTGAGCGCAATCCTGGCATTAACTTGTAATTCAAATGCACGATCCTGCGCTCCTGTTGTTGGGTTGAGTTCCCATCTTACTACTGTCACTTGTGAGTTATGCCCACCATCCCTGATGGCATCTCTGATGTACTGTAAATTATCCATTATATTGATTTAATAAGTTACCCTGTGTGGTGAATCTGACTTCTCTGATGCCCGGTCAGATGCGGGTCTTGAAAGCAGACATGTGGCTTAAAGCCATAGCTGAGCATAAGCCCTTGAATCCATGCTGTCATGGCATCAAGTCCATTATTCTGGATGTAAGTATGCTCTAAGAACAACTGTGCTGCCTTACGATTGACAATGTAGCCATGAGTCAGCCACATTTGATTTCCTTTCCAAAGTTGTAAACCCTCAATGCACTCAATAGGCTCAATGGTCTGCTCTCCCCATCCGGCAT